GGCGTGTCGTTTTTTTCACGGGTTTTTCGGCCTTGGCTGTCGGGGGACCTGACGTGATGTGACCCACGTTCCCGGCCACTACTGCCCGCACTGGGCGTGTCGGTGTACGCGCGCCCACCTGCTGGTGAGGGTCCGGGGCGTTTGTTGGCTGGTTTGCACGTTCTGCGGCTACCAGCGCGAGAGAAAAGGAGAATGGCGGTTACGTTCGACAAGCTCCGCAGCGCGGTCCTAAGACATCAGCGCGCAGCCCAACCGGTTGAGGACGCCCAGGCCAAGGTGGTGGCGGCTCAGCAGGAGTTGGCCGTGGCTCAGGACACATTGCGTGAGGCCGGCCGCGAGGTGGACCTGCTCTGGGGCCAGTTCAAGCGGGAGACGGTTTGACCCTCCCCGCCGCCATCGCCTACTATTTCGCCGCGTGGGCCGCCTTGGTTGCGCTCCTGCTCGGGGCGTCTTGGCTGAAGGACCGTCGTGGTCGGTAAGGGCAGACCGGGACCGGCCCCGACACCGACCAAGGACCTCCACTCCTGGCGGGCCAAGGCGCGGGAGAAGGCGGCCAAGGCCAAGGAACCCCGCGCGTGGAGTCGGGACCGACCGGGACCGCGCAAGGTCATCCCGCCCGCCAAGGCCATCATGCTCATCCCCGGTTACGACCCGCACCGGGACGCGGAGGACTGCAAGTTCGTCGCAGCCGAGGGGCGCCGGGTGGTCCAGTGGTTCCATCGCCACCTCACCCACGCCAAGGGCACACTGGCCGGCCAAGCCTACCAACTGACGCCGCTGGAGCAGGGCGCTCTGTGCAACCTGTTCGGCTGGAAGCGACCCGACGGCACGCGGCGCTACCGGAAGTGCTTCATCTACGTGGCTCGGAAGTGGGGCAAAACACTATTTGCGGCCGGGCTGTCGCTGTACCTGTTCTTCGAGGAGAGCGAGGACGGCGAGTACATCGAGGGCGGCGTCGAGTCCTATGCGGCTGCATCCACGCGGGACCAGGCCAAGCTGCTGTGGGGTCCGGCCAAGCAGATGATTCGCAACGACGAGGACCTGGCCGGGCGCTGCCGCATCTATCAGGGCGAGATTGTCCGGTTCACGCCGGGCACGGAGACGGACGACGGCTCCAGCTTCAAGGCGATTTCGGCCGAGGCGAACAGCGCGCACGGCCTGAACCCTTACGGCTACGTGCTGGACGAGCTCCACACCCAGCCGGACGGGGAGCTGCTCGACGTGCTGGACACGGGCACGGCCTCGCGCAAGCAGCCGCTCGGGGTGCTCATCACCACGGCGGACTACGACCGGGAGAGCATCTGCAACGAGGAGTACGCCTATGCGGTCCGGGTCCGGGACGGCAAGCAGGAGCAGGACCGGGACCCGTACTACCTGCCGGTCATCTGCGAAACCGACAAGGGCGACGACTGGACCGACCCGGCCAACTGGCTCCGGGCCAACCCCAAGTACCCCATCACGCCCACGCGCGAGTACATGGAGTCGCGGTGTCGCAAGGCGAAGCAGAACCCGCGTTTTCTCAACACGTTTTTGCGGCTGAACCTGAACCAGCGCACCGCGACCGAGACGGCGTGGTTCCACCTCGACGCCTGGGACCTGTGCGAAGGTGCCCCCTACTCGGAGTTGGCCGAATCCCTACGCGGCCAACCGTGCGAGGCCGGGCTGGACTTGGCGAAGAAAATCGACCTGAACGCCTTCGCCCTGTTCTTCCCGGAGCAGCACGCGCTCCTGCTTTGGGCGTGGATACCGGAAGCCACGGCGGCTGCGGCGGAACTGCGCGACCGGACGCCCTACACGGCATGGACCCGCGACGGTTGGCTGGAGCAGACCGGCGGCAACGTGGCCGATTACGACCACATCCAAAAGCGAATCCTCCAGATCACGACCGACTACAACCCCACCAGCATCGGGTACGACCCGTGGAGCGCGACCCAGATGGCGCTGAACCTTCAGGGCGAGGGGTTGGAGATGGTCGAGATGCGGCAGGGCTACGGCACCCTGTCCGGGCCGTGCAAGGAACTGGAGCGGCTGGTGGTGGGCGGCATGTTGCAGCACGGCGGGCACCCGGTCCTGCGCAACCACGCCTCCAACGTGATGGTGCGCGAGGACCCGAACGGGAACCTGGCGCCGGACAAGAAAAAGAGCACGGGCCGCATCGACGGCATCGTTGCCTCCGTCATGGCCATAGGCCGCGCCATCGTGAGCGAAGGGCCGCAGACATCGGTGTACGAGACAGGAGCGGGACTATGGCTCTGAAACAGTGGCTAAAGCGTCTTGTCGGGCGCTACTGGGGCGCTGACGGCGGTATCTCCGACCTTCGGCACCCTACCGCCTGGCTCAAGGACACGTTCATCCCGACGCGGACCACGGCGGGTGTGAGCGTGACGCCGCAGACCTCGCTGACCGTCGGGGCCTACTACCGCTGCCTGCAACTGGTGAGCGCGGACGTAGCCCAGCCCGAGGTGGCCGTGATGCGGAAAACCCCCGCCGGCCGGGAACGGGTCGGGGGGCATGTTGCTGACCGGCTCCTGAACCGGAACCCCAACCCGGAGATGACCGCGTTCGAGTTCCGCGAGATGCTGACCCACTGGGCGATGGGCTGGGGTTCGGGCGTGGCCTGGATTGAGCGGCCCGACCCCATGAGCACGACCCCGACCGCGCTGTGGCCGATTCACCCGTCCCGCGTCCGGCGCATGGTGAACGAGTCCGAGCCGCTGGGCTCCCCGCTCCGGGTTGAGTACATCTGGCATCAAGAGGACGGCGGCTATGTGTCGCTCCAGTCCGACGACGTGCTAGACATCCACGGCATGGGGCGCTACTCGGTGGCGCAGCTGGCGCAGCGTGCTCTGGGCCTGTCGATTGCGGCCGAGGAGTTCGGCGGCGCGTTCTTCGGGAACGGCGCGTGGGCATCGGGCGCACTCAGCCACCCGGACGCACTGGGCGAAGCGGCCCACGACAACCTACGCAAGCAGATCACGGAAAAGCACGCGGGCAGCGCGAACGCCTGGCGCCCGCTGATTCTGCAAGAGGGCATGACGTGGGACACCCTGACCATCCCGCCGCAGGACGCGCAGTTCCTCGAAATTCGGCAGTTCACGATTGAGGAGGTTGCGCGCTGGAACGGTGTGCCGCCCAGCAAGATCGGGCACCTGCTCCGCGCCACGTTCTCCAATATTGAGCACCAGGCCATCGAGTACGTCACGGACGCGGTGGTCCCGTGGACGTGCCGCTGGGAGCACGAGTCGGACCGCAAGCTGCTTGGGCCGCGTTCCGGGGGGCTGTCCGTCCACATCGACACGGACGAACTGATTCGGGGCGACTCGGTGCAGCGGGCCGAACGGACCCGGACCCTGATCTCCGCTGGCGTGATGACCCCGAACGAGGGCCGGCAATCCCTGGGCCTGAACACTCTCGGGCCGGACGGGGACAAGCTGTTTATGCAGGGCGCTATGGCCCCGCTGGAACTGATTGTGGACCCGCCCAAGCCGCCCGCACCCGTGGCCCCGCCCCCGGACACCCGGACGGACACGCCGATACCCCCGCCCGGCGAGGGCGACGGCGACGACTCGGCCCGGGTCGCGCTGTTCGAGCGGGTCGCGGAGCGGTTCTGCCGTCGCGAGACCAAGGCCGTCGCGGGCGCGCACAACCGGGCGGACTTCGAGGGGTGGGCGGCCGGTTGGTACGCCACGCACCTCGACGCGGTGCACGAGGAGTTTTCCGGCCTGTTCAAGCTGTACGACTCGCCCGACTGGGACGGGTTCGTTGCCTGGATTGACCATGAGCGGGCGACACGTCCGCAGAGCGCCGCGTCGGAGGACTTCGCGGCGGGCGAGCCGAATCGAATCAAGACGATGGCCGGCGCCCTGCACGGGCTGGCCGCACGGAGGATGTGTCATGTCGAGGCATAGGGAAGTAGCCGCCGAGATTGCGGCGATTCTGGAGGCCGATGGAGCCCGCAACGGGCAGCGCTGGATTGTCAGCGTGGACGAACTGGCGGCCGTGCTGGAGAAGCACTACGCGGCCCCCAAGCCGCCCGCCAAAAAGAAGGCAGCCAAGAAAGCGAAGGCAGACTGATGAACATGCCCCCGATCAGCCCGGGCGACCTCTGGGCCATCCGCTGGGACCGCGCCGAGAGCCACTTCGCGGGCCACAGGGAGCCGCGCACATTGGAGGCCCTCGGCATCCAAGCCCGGGAGAAGTCGTCCCACAGCGGCACCCAGACAGCCACGGCCGTCATCCCGGTCCTGGGTCCGATTGCCAAGGACCCGTGGATTGAGATGTACGGTGGAACATCGGCGCTGCGGACCCAAGAGGCCGTGGCTGCCGCAGCCGCATCGGACGAGGTGGACTCCCTGCTGCTGCTGATTGACAGCCCCGGCGGCGCGGTGGCGGGCATCGAGGAGCTGGCCCATCAGGTGGCCGGGGTATCCAAGCCGGTCCACGCGCACGTCGACGACCTGGGCGCCAGCGCGGCCTACTGGAT